GTGTAATGGTCACGGAATTGCTCCCTAGACCACACAGTCGGAAGTGCCGCCAGCTTACGTTTGATAACCTTGGCGTATCGCCTGAGTCCAAGAAAGGCACCTTGGACAGGCTTAGGACATTCAACAAAACCGCCCCTACCATCCTTAACATAATACAACCTCTCAGTCAATGCTCTGAGTGCAACAGACACTGTATTATTGTAACAAACTAGGTTGTCAGAGACGGAGGGTCCCAGTGAGAAGAACCTCCGCCTCTTAATGATACCGCCCACCTTCCTGATTTTGATGTTTGGATGATGAAGCTTCACCACGGCTTCACAACCAACACCAAGGCGCCGGCACCACTACGCAGCCAACTCTCCCGCCTCTCGCCACGTGCCGCGTATCATGGAAGCAAAGGTAGAAGCTTGGAGCTCATTCTTGTCCCGCACGAAGACCATCTCCAGAGCTAATGGCATCAGTATGGCAGCTACATTTTTACGCACATTGTTTTCTTCAAGCAGTGTGCGTAAATGATCGGCTGCCACGAGCATGTTAGCTTTGGAGCGGGCAGGGTAGGACATACGGCAGCGTACAAGTCTTGAATACTTATATGCAGCCGCGAATGGAATGCGGGTGTCAATACCCGCAGGAGCCTCCAATATCTCAGCCATGCTAGACATGTCATCCAACACATCCAGATTAGCCATGACAATCTGGGCCCTCCTCCCAGCATTCTCCAGATGCTCCTCATATGTGCGGCGAGCATCCTCCCTAGCTTTATCAAACCCAGACTTCCCTATCCACCATTGTTTGTAAACCCTCCAGCAGGCCCAGGGGGTCAACCCGGCCACTGCTGCAACACCAATGAGTAAGGCTGTTTCTTTACGCATGGTTACAATGGCTATTTCGTCGGTAAACCATGCCCAGCGGGCGTCCGCCAACCAGATAGTCAATGAAGGACTTACGTTTCCGCAACCTATGTAGGGATGGATGAAAGGGATATATATGAACAAGGGATTCGGAGCACCTCCACCTTTCGGGTGTGGGACTTGCCAAGGTCAACCAGTACCGACAGCTGGTTGCCCGCGCTCCTAGCGACAACATTGACCACAAAGATCAATCCTTGCAAACTCAAGGAAAGCACCCGTAGG